AACCAACAAGCAAGTCCAAAGCTCAAGACTTTGACGACTTGGATTTCTAAGGAAAAGTAATGGGGGCACTTGTCGTAATACTTTGCGTAGTTGCATGGTTCAACCACATCTTCACATGCTTCAGCGATGGGTTGTGGGGGTTCTTGTTGGCAGGTGCTATCTTCTTTCCAATAGGAATACTCCACGGCTTCTGGCTGTGGTTTAGCTAGTTTTTGGCCGAAAGCGGATGCTGTGACTCGGCCACGGGTATGGCAGCGGCTAATTAAGCCGTTCACAGACGCAGCGAGTAGGCCAACTTATTTAAAGGAATGAAATGAAAGAAACACAATCATTTGGCATGACAGAGTTCCAGGTCATGAAGTGGGCACAAGACCGTGGCATTTATGAAAACGGTACAGCACTTGGTCAAGCAAAGAAAACGCTTGAAGAAGCTGGTGAACTGGTAGCTGCTATTGAGGCCAATGACCGTGCAGAGATTGCTGATGCTATTGGTGATGTGATGGTCACCTTGGTCAACGTAGCAGTACTGACAGACATGGACATTAGACAGTGTTTTTACAAGGCCTACAAAGTCATTGAACACCGCAAGGGTCACATGAACAAAGATGGTCAGTTCGTCAAGGAGTCGTGATGATTTGTGATGAATGCGATACAGTCAACCATTGCACGATGCATGGCTGCATTCCCAAGCAGTCAGCCCTTAACAAGCAAGTATCGGGCAATCACTACAAAGACAAAGGCATCCAGCCCATTGTCTACATCCATGCCAACAACCTTGGCTTTTGTGAAGGCAACGTAGTGAAATACGTCACTCGGTGGAGAGAAAAAGGTGGTGAGGCTGATCTACGAAAAGCCATTCATTACCTTGAGTTGCTCATTCAGCTAGAAACAAAGCCTTCTCAGCCAAACGGCGTTTAACGAGTCCTGGCAGCACCTTGCCACCACCCTTCGTCCAAGCCATAAAAGCCTCAGCAGCACCCTCCCAATCGCCTCTATTAGCCTTCATACGGATGGTAGAGCGTTGGAGGTTGCCTAGACCAGCATTGAAGGCAAAGCTGACCAGAGCGTCAAAGCTGCCTTGACGGCCAACACAGCCGGGAACAAGTCGTAGAACACCACGTTCAAAAGTTGCGACATCTTTGCTGAAGAGATCATCAATTTCTTGCTTGGTCCAGACACGGTTGTCCTCCGGCCTTAGTGAAAACTTTCTACGAATAACAACATTTGGTTTGTCAGTAACAACAGGCAAACGGATCTGCTCTTGGTACAAGACATGGCCGTAACCAATGGTCCAAATGTCTGCTGGGCAAAGGTAGGGCCGAGAGCGTTTGCCCTCGTATCGGTGCATCAGGTCTTCACCTGCCTTGCTCAGTTTCACTTCTTGCTCCAGCCTCTTGAGCCAAACCAAAACCCAATGATGCCTCCAAGCATTGACATCTCATCACTGGAGAAAATCAGGTCAGAGTAGCGAATGACATCATCAATGTTGGCAATCAAGCCAGGATGTTGGTACAGATACCAAGCCATGAAAGCATTGATCGCAACCAACTCCAAGACAAAGATGTATGTCACTGTAGGGCGAACAGTACCCACATAACTGGCTACCCACTTGCTGGCCTTCTCAAGCACCTTCTCATCATGCTTCAAGGCTGCTTCAGTCATCTGTGCTTCAGACTGCATGGCAACTTGTTCTGTGCGAATCTCTTCAACACGAGCCTGTGCAACAAACCCAGCAGCAGCTAAGGCAAGTTCTTTCTCTGTCTGTACACGAGCCAATGCAAGCTCATGCTTTTGATCGGCCTTGTTCTGAAAATGTTCAAGCAGTTTTGGTAGACCAGAGATCAGTAGACCACCAAGTGTCGAGAGTAAAGTAAGCATCAACCACCCCTTTTAGTAAGCATTGCACTGGCAATTTCCAGCATGAATTTGACCTGTTCTAGGTTTTCAGGAGGTGTAGCCCACCCCACTGTTATTTGACCAACAAACCTGTGTGAGTCAGGAGGAACGCTAACCCTACAGGTAAACGTCACACCCTTCTCCAAGTACCAAAGCCCCACCTCAGATTGAGCGTAGCGATAGTCTCCACAAGGAATGTCGTTGGTCATCAGCTTGACCACATCAGCATTGTTGGAAGAGTTCTGTGAAAACAGACCAACATCGATGTCTTCAATGGTCTTGTCTCTACCGTCTTTGGTATATGCCCTGTACAGCACTCTGCTGTTGAACAAAGGGTTGACCTTAAAGATTGCCACAACAGTTGCGTTGGTCTTCTTGAGCAACATGGAACTGGCATCATCAACACGGCTTGTATTGATCTCTGGCAGCTTCTTGGACTCTTTGTAGGCATCCAGCATGAAGGTCTGGTTCTGCCACAGAAAGTAACCAGCAAAAGCCACAACACCCATCACCAGTATGGCAAACAGCTTAAACGGGCTGTCTACATATGACAGCACCTTGTCTATAACTGTTTCTGGCTTCTCGCTCATTTGATGTATTTGAAATAGATCACAAGACCGTAGATCAACAAAGCAGCCAATACAAGTGAGGCCATGCCAATGGCAATGTATTCAATCATCTGCGCTATCTGTGCTGCTCTACGGGCCTTCTCACGCTTAAGTGCTTCAGCATTTTCTCTACGTTTACGGGCAGCTTGAGCTTGAAACTTTTGCCAATCACCCCATAGACCGGGACGACCTGCATAGACCATACGCTCACGGAGTTCTTCTTCCTGTTGTTTAAGCCTCTCCAAGGCCATAAACTCTTCAAGGTCAGAGCCTCCACCTTTCTTGGTAACAGACTCCTGAATCTTGGCTTTGTTGTCAAAGTAGTCAAAGACCCTTGACCCAAGCTGATGCAATTCTTTGCCATTTGCCAAAGCACCTTTGATAACAGCAAAGGCAGCATTCGCAGCAGCAATTTCGGCCAGCATTACAGACTCCTAAACAACGGGATTAGTATGTATGCAGCCCAAATGATTAGCGCCACAACAAGGGCCGCAGCAATGAAGCTAACGGCCCATTCTTTCATTTGAAATGATCCTTGACTGTTTGCCAGTAAATAGCAACAGCAACACACAAACTACCAACGTAGAGAATTGGTTTGGCAAGCTTACCTAATGTTTCAAGGACTAGAAAAGCACCAGACGCCGCCTGGAACGCAGCAACCACACCTTGAGTGTTCTGGTCAATACGGTCCACTTTCTCTTCAACGAGCATGAGCCGAGCATAAATTTCAGCATGGGAGACTTCTTTTTCCATGATTTATCTCTGATAAGCGGATGGGGGAGCAATACCACGACCAGCCCCAACTTTACGGACGTATTCCTGTTCTTGCCTTTGTTTGACAGCAAGAGGGGATTGAGCGTAAGGGCTTCCTAGCAACATAGCCTGGGACATGTTAGGAACAGTGCTAGAGCCTTCACCAGCACCTGTTATTGCCAAGCCGGGAGGCAAGACCGCTTCAAGCAAATTAGCCCCCGCCATGCCACGTTGACCTGCTGTTTGAGCATTGGCAACATCAGACAAAGCAAACAATGTTGCAGCTTTGCCACCAATTTTTACGCCTGTTCCAAAAGGTGTATTTTTTGCAAACACGCCAAACTCAGAAGGTATCTTTTGAGCTTGTCTTGCTTCTCTGCCCAAAAGAGTTTCGGGAATTTCGCTTTGAAGTTGCTGAAAGTATCTTTTTGTCAGGTCAGAAACGTCTTGGTTTAAGTTTGCGGATTGCCCAAAGGGCTTGCCTTGATTAAACAAGTCACGAGCATTGGCGCGATGCTCTAACCCCAAAATGTTGCCCATTGAACGGTCAAGATTGCCAACATCGTAACGAGCAACAAACCCCGGTGGAATATCTGCTTCAGTCTTAAACTTTGCCCCTGCTTTTGGATAGGCAGGTGCTGCAACGGGGGCAGGTTTGGCAGCGGGAGCAGCAACAGGCTTTCCAGCTTCAACAGGTTGAGCAGGTGTCTCCTGAATCAACTCTTTCACAGTGTCAGTAACAATACTGGTCACGGGAGAGTTGGGTTGAGCAGAAGGTGTTGGTGCAGGGGCATCAACAGGAGCGGCTGTGATCGGTGTAGACACAGGCATCTCAGGTGCTACAGGCTTCAATTGAGCAGCACGAGCCTGAATGTCTTCAGGTGTCAGGTTGGTTTGTTGTGGCAATGATGGCTTGACAGGCTCAAGAGGCTGAACAGGCTCAGGAGACATTGTTGGGTCAATCCTTGGACCTTGTGGAGCTTCTGGCTTACCCATTCCACCCATTAACTTTTCTGCGCCATATGCAGCAGCACCAAGCACAGCAAGGCCAGCAGGGAGATGCCACCAATCATTACCAAGACGCTCTTGGATTTGATCTAACGAGCCAAGCTTAAATTCACCATCTTCTTTTTGAAATGGGTCAGACTTTTCAGAAGGGCCCGTCTGAAACTTAATCTCGTTTTCAATCTCAGCGTTAGAAATGCCAGCAGCTTTTGCCGCTTTGCGATATCCCTCAACATCAAATGCCGCCATTGTTATCTCCCGCCAAATTGTTTTGCAAGATCACGAGCTGATGGACCTTTTGAAGGAACTTCAGGATTCTTGATAGAACGACCACGAATAGACTTCGGCTCTTCTTTAGGTGCGCCACCAATTCCAAGGCCAATGCCAAAGTCAGCAGGAGTTTCACCTGTTGCTGGGCGGCTTTGTGCTGGTCTACGCAAGATCTCACGATTCTTGTCTGCAAACTCTTGACGCAAATCCCTGAAAATCTGTGTACGAGCAAAAGCACTTTCAAGTTCACCAGCACTAGGAACCTGAGACTTGTCCTTAAATTTGGCAAGCTGTTGCTTACGCCAATCAGCAAATACCTGTGTGGCTTGTTGATTGAATTCACCAATCAATGCGGATGCTTCACCACGCACAAACTCATCGCCAAGCTGATAAGTTTTGGGGTTGATCAGGAAAGGCAAAGTGCCATGCTTGGCAGACAACTCAAGCTGTGTTCTTTCAGCAGTTTGTTGAAGGTCAAGAATCCGGCCAATGTTTTTCATCTCTGCTTCAGACAATCCTTTAAACACTTCAGAACGAATGAAGTCATCTTTGGATTGAGTGAAGTTCCTGTCAAACTGAGTTCCGCTTGTCAGAGTGTTTTGAGCTTGATCAAGGTCAGATTTGGTTACTGCTTCTCCTGATTTTTTGGTCACAGTGCCATCAGCACGAACTATCATTCCAAGTTGGTCAAGAGCAGCCCCCATTGATTTTTGCTGCGCCTCAGACAAAGAGACATTTTTGTTGTCCACTTTTTGACGCAAAGCATTCAAGCCTTCGGATACTGTTTGAGAATATCCCAAAGTTCTGTT